CGACAACTCCGACGACTCCGAGGCCGAAGTCGATGCCGACGCCGACGCCGAGGAAGCCTTCGCTGGCGGGACTCTCGGATGAACGGGCGTTGGACGTGCCGGTGCTGTGAAACCAGTATGGGCGGCCTCTCCGAATACTGCCCCGACTGTCAGAGCGCGGGTTGTACCAGCTTCGCCACGAGGTGTACCGAATGACCACACTCACACATGGGAAATCACGAGAAGCTTCTATGGGAAGCATCGAAAGTATGGTGTCCCGACGTGGGGCCGAACGCTCCCCGTCAGGCGAGTACCCGGTTCAAGATTCAGGAACCGGCGAATAATCGAGTAGAACTGGTAAGCAACCTTCTGGAAGCTGGTCGTGCTGGAAAGGCAGGCTACGTGTCTGTTTACTCCTTCCCTCGGGGTCACACCGACGACGGTGACAACATCCCAAAGATTGACACAATCTTCATTGACTTCGATATTCCGAAAGACTCGGAATACCGCGAACGGAACCGAACCCTCGATGCGTGGAAACGCTCGATGAGTGACCTTCTGATTCGCGTTCAGCTCGTCGCTGAGGCGATCATCGAGGGAGGGAAACAAGACCATTGGCGAGCGTCCCTGTCCGGCCACAAGGGAATCCACCTGTTCTTCGACTTCGAGGAAGTGGACGTATCGAACGGCTCCTACACGCAGTTCAAGCGTGGTCTTGAGCGGTACGGCGACCAGATGATAGAACAACTGGACGAAATCGCGGGCGGAATCAACATCGACCCGTGGGTTGACGTTGACTCAAGCGACCTTGCTCGTCTCGTCCGGCATCCGAACACGCCTCATCCCGGTGCGGAGCATCGAGATGAAACGAGTTGGTGTGTTCCGGTGAGCATCGAAGAACTGGTAGACCTCACTCCCGAGGAATACCTGAAACTTACCAGCGGCCCCCGGCCCGTGCCCTACAAGGAGCGAACCCCCTCGAAGGACGGACGCCGGGAGGTCGCCCTCGAAGTACGGAACGCCAGCGGTGGCGACAACACGTACAGCGAGCGCCGCCGGTCGGTGAAAGACCCGAAGGCGGTGAAACGCTACACGGAGGAAGCGAACGACCGAATCAAGGTCAGCGATATTCCGCTTCTCGTTGCGAACAAGCCCTGTATTATGGAGTTCGTCAAGCGCGACGACTCCTACGGTTACGGCTCCGAGAGTCGCGTGATGGAAATTAACGTGATGAAGGAGCTGATTCAGAAGAAAGTCCCCATCGACGTGATCGTGAACTTCTTTCGCCCCATCGAGGGGTTCAACGAGTCCACGACGCGCTCGCTTGTTGAAGACCTAATCACCCGATACGAAGGGCCGTTTGTCTGCAAGAACGTTTGGGATGCGGGCGGCGAGTTCTGCGTTGGAATGAACGACCTCTCGGACGAATCCTGTCGAATCTACGACGAAGAATACGTACCTACATGAACTACGAACAGAACCTCACACCGACCGAACTGGAAATCATCGACTATCTGCCTGCGACCTACTCTGCTCTCTCCGAGGAGTTTGGGTTCTCCGAGTCAACGGCCCGCGATCACATCAGCAGTATCGAGCGCAAGGGAGCGCCGCTTGCGAAAAGACGCATCGAGGGCGGGAAGGTCGAAGCGTATATGCGGAACGTGGAGAAGGAACATCCCACGAACCAGAACCGGACGACTGAGTACGGTTCCACCACGAAGGCGACGAAGACGAAGCGGCTGAACAATGCCGCCGGGTCACTCTCCCGACGACTCGATAAGGTGCTGAACGCGACGGAACCCGCTATCAGCGAAGTTCCCCTCTCCGAAGGCGGGGAGGAGGACGTGGTGATTCACGTCACGGACGACCACATTGGCGACGTTCTCGAAGACGAGTTTGGGAACGAAGTGTTCAACACCGAAATCGCTCTTGAGCGGATTCGCTACCGGACGAAGAAGACGCTTGAGCTGGTCGAACGACAGCGGAAGGCCGGGTGGGAGTTCCACACGGTTCACTACCTGATGGGCGGTGACATTATCACCGGCTCCGGTATCTACCTCGGCCAAGCGTGGGAGATGGAGAAGAACCTGAACGAGCAGATCGACATTGCGACTCAGGCTCACTTCGAGCAGATTCGTATTCTCGCGGAACACTTCGAGGCTGTTCAGGTCGTGTGTCAGACCGGGAACCACGGCGAGATTCGCATTAGCGGTTCGAGTCAGCAGGCGAACGGGGACGACATCGTGTACCGGATGCTCGATGCGATTGTCCGGGCGTCGGATTACGAGAACATCACCTTCATTCGGAACGACCGGACGGGGTTCACGAACTTCGAGATGCGGGGTCACAAGGCCCACCTCCGGCACGGGCAGAACGCGGCAGAACACATCGGGACGGCGGCCTCGAAGCGGGATTGGAGAGGCTGGATGCTTCAGCATGACTTCGAGATCGCCTACGCCGGGCACTACCACACGCAGGGCGTTGACCGCGTGATGAACGTTCCAGTCATTCGCTCGGGTTCCATCAAGCCGCCGGGTGACTTCGAGGAGTCTATCTCCGAGTGGTCGATGCCCGGTGCGACGATTCACGGAGTCTCGGACAGCCTCCCGCTGACGTGGCTCTACGACGTTCAGTATCAGCCGTAAAGACTTGGAGACTTAACGGTGAGTCTTACGGAAGACTTAAGCAACGTTCTCTGATTCTTAGCAGTACGCAAAAGCAGGACACTAAATGGATACTAAAGACGAGTTCTTCGGCAAGCCAAGAGCTGACACGGTTAAAATGGAGAGCGGCCCCGGAATCCACGACTACTGGGCGCTCCACAAGTTCGCACTCGAAACCGAGTACGACTGGATGCCCACCCACCTCCGCTGTTACCACCCCGGACGGATGATTGACGGCGAGCTGATGGAGGGATACTATGACGAGTTCATTCCTATCGCTCACGACTCTCCGAGAGGCCGTGTGCTGAAGAAGAAAATCACGGAGGAAACCCTCTACTGCCCGGACTGTGAGGAAGCCGCGAAGAAGATAGACACGGGCGAGCCGGTTTGTCCCGAGTGCGGTCTTATCTGCGACGACGGGCGACCCACCTACGAGATCGTCAGCGACCCGAAGGCGGCGGGGCGAGTTGACACCCAATCTGGTTACTATGGAAGCGACTGAATCTATCACCGACACGACTGCCGAGTTGAAACGCCTGATGAACGAAACAACCGTGGAGATCGGAGGCGAGGACGAACGCCTCTCTGACCTCGTGGGCGACATTAAGACGGCTCATCAGGAGCTTGACGCCTACAAGTCGGGGGCACTCAAGCTGAGTAACGCCCTCGATGAGCGGATTCTCATGGCGAAGGGCGAAGACGACGAACAGCTCGTAGAGATTCTGGAAGGGATGAAGGAGTCTGCTTTCGGCGTTTACCTCAGACTTCAGCGCGGCGACCTCGAACTGCTCGGAGAGCGCGACGGTAAGCACTCCGGGTACTTTGCACCGGACGGCGAGTAACCACGGCCCTACTTCAAATGATGAGCTTTGGAACAGACGGCATTAGTCACAACATCCATCTCGCTCAGGTTGACGACGACGGCAACCTCACGAACTTCCGAGAGTACGAGAACGTAGTCGATGTAATGAACCTCCCTGACGGGACGGTGAAGTTCTACTACGAGAACGGACTCAAGCAGATTCAGGGCGGTCGAATCGTCCGGTCGCAAGTTCGCGGTATCAAGGATGCTTTTCGCTATCGTTGTTCGGAGTGCGGTGACTTCGAGACGGACGTAATCAGCCAGCGAGACAGGGGTGAACAGACCGAGATGGTGTGTCCGGTCTGCGAAGAACCGACCACCCACGCTCGAATGGACGTGAACGAGATCAAATACGACCGGGTACGAAATGGACGAAGTGAATAACGGGAGACTGCTCGAAGAAGCGGCTGAAATCATCGAGGGGCGTTCAGAAACACACGGCGCTCCCGAAGACTCCTTTCAACGAATCGCTCACTACTGGAACGCATACTTCATCAACACCGGAATCCCCGACCCGAACATCACCCCGTCCGACGTGGCGGATTTGATGGCGCTGTTCAAGCTCGCACGAGCGCAGGGTGGGGATTACCACGAGGATGATTACCGTGACCGCCTCGGCTACGTCAACCTCGCCAGCAACCTACGTCGATGACAAAGGAAGAAGACCAAGACCTACATGATGAGATCGACGCGCTCGCACTCGAAATCGAGCGGTCGCTACGGTTGGCAAAAGCGCGAAACAAGAAGTGGAAAGGCGTATTTGACCCCGAACCCCGCGAGATGAAAACCCAAGCGGAGGCCCTGTTCTCGTGAGCGTCGGACTCCCTTCGGAAACGAAGGATATTCTGATGGATATTCTTCGTCGAGCGGCTTCGCAGGAGAGAGCGGTAATTGAGTTCAAGAAGCGCGACGGTGAGCTTCACGCGATGGACATAACGGAACACGTCGCCGTCCTCGAAGATGAGTACGAACAGCAAGACCAAGGACAAACCGACTGAAGGAGGTAGGGATTTTCAAAACAAGGCGCACTACGAATCCGGTAACGACGAACGCGGCACTCCTGTTGAACTCGCTCGCCAACTGAAGCGGGCGAACGGCGGACAATTCGACCTCGACCCCTGTTCTGGATGTGAACCCGAACCCATCGGACGGGAGCGATTCACGATAGACGACGACGGCCTCGCTCAGCGGTGGTTCGGCTCGGTCTGGATGAACCCACCGTACTCCGATATTGAGGACTGGATGAAGAAGGCCAGCACCGAGGCTCAGCGCGACGACGTGGACTACGTTCTCTGTTTGGTTCCGAACCGAACGAGTACGCAATGGTTCCACAAGTACGCGGTCGAGGCCGAGGTGTTCTGCGTTATCGAGGGCCGCCTCAAGTTCGAGCATACGGACGGGTCGGCTCCCTTCCCGAGCGCGATTTTCGCCTACGGGGAAGTTCCCGACGACGTGATGGACGTTCTCCACCACCGGGGAGCGGTCTACCACATCGAGGAGGGGGACGACGGCCAGCAAGTCCGTTTGATGGAATGGGCCGACGACGTGGAAGAACCCGAGGAGGACAACTCCATCGTCGTCTCTCAGTCCGAGTGCCAGCCGCTCAAGAGCGTCAACCTACACGACCGGCTCACGCTCCACATCAACGACAAAACGCTCGGAGCGCCCGACCACCTCGATGCGGTAGCGACGGTGGAAATCCTCGCCGGTCAAGTACGGAACGGTCAGCAGGAACTTCTCACGCAGATTCCCCAAGACGACCGAGACGGGACGTGGTATATGCTCTCTTACCCGGTGTTCGGTGACGGCTCGGTGTACGCCGCCGTCGAAGAACCGGGGAGTGGGTGGTACGACGTGATTCTCGAAAAAGTAGAAATCAATGAGTAAAGCACTCACAGACGACGGAAACGAAATCGATCTCACGGTTCCAGAGGAGCATTTTGAGAACGGACTCGAACACATCTCGAAGTCCCGAATCAAGACGTATCTCCAATGCCCGCGCAAGTTCTTCTACTCCTACTGGTGTGGGAACCGGACGCCCGGCTCTTACCACACCGAGAAGGGGAGTCAGATTCACCGGGCCTACGAGACGTTCCACCTGAACCTGATCGAGTACGTCGAAGAACACGGGAAGCGCCCCGAGACGTATGCCGAGTTGATGGGGCCGTGGGAGGATTGGGCACAATGGCTCGAACCCCACATCCGCAACTTTTGGCAGTTCGAGGACGAGCGATGGGAGCTGGCGTGCGACTACGCCGCCGCGAAGTTCCGCGCTCTGGACGACCCCCGCGACGGGAAGACCGTGATGGAGTACGCCCTCGAAGCGTGGCTCCCCCTCGGGGTTGAAGTCGAAGGCCGACTCGAAGGCGACGACGTTCCTATCGGGAATCTCCCGTGGATGGGGTACGCCGACGCCCTGCTTCACGCCGCAACGGTTCCCGGCGTCGAGGCGGAGGAAGGCGTGGTGATTGTAGACTACAAGACCGGGAAAGTTCAGGACGAGCAGTATCGCCACAAGGGAATCTACCTCGAAGGAGAGTTCTACGGGTGGCTGTTCGAGAACGAACTGGACTACGAAATCGCCGGGGTCGCCGGGTACTATCCACAGGAGGATGAGCTGGTCGTCAGCCCGTACCCGGACGAAGACCGGCGACACATCATCCGCAAGTCAGTCCTCGGGATGCAGATGAAGCCCGAGATCGGGAACTACGATCTCGAAAGCGGCCCCCTCTGTCACTACGGTCACGGCAAGTGCTTCTTCTACGACCAATGCCCGTCGACGTGGGGGAAGAAGGGCGGAGAAGGCTACCACGGATTCGCGGAGCCTGATGGCTCTACGAAGCCGAAAGACGAGATTATCGAACACAAGCGAGAGAAGAATTGGTATCCCTACTGATGGACTTCAATCTCCCTCACGACTGTACGAAGTGCGGAATGACGTTCAACTACCTGAACCCGGAGTGTAACGACGACTACTACGTGGTTCAGAGACGGAGCGCCCGGTATCGCGGTTCTCTCAATTCAGTCGTCTACTGTGAGAACTGCGCCCCGTTCGGGAACACGAAGATTCCCGGTCAGCTCGGGATGAATGAGTGACTGGGACGTATTCCTCCGGCTCTGTCTGATTCCTCTCGGTGTTCTCGTGCTGAGCTACGGACTTGGAACGATCTACGACTACCTGCGACACGAATACAATAACCGACAATGACCGAAGGCAACCTCAGTTTCGTCCTGCACAACGAATCGTTCGATGACCTCGCCTCGATGCTCACGGAGTACGCTCAGATGAAGCGTGTTGTGAGACAGCACGAGGAAGCGGAGCAAGCGGAAACCATCCGCAACACCCTGTACGCACAGCACGCTCACTCCCTCTCGTAGCTGAACACTCCTAATGAGTCTCACAGAATACGCAACAACCAGCGACAGCACCAGCTCACCCGACAAGATCGATGTTATAGTCACGTCCTGCGGCGGCGAGGATATGCCCCGAGCGGCCTACCGTGGTGGCTCGCTCGTGGGGATGGAAAGTACGAAAGCCCGACCACCGGGGGAGATTCCGGTGGAGTTCGTCGATTGGCCGTTTCTCCAAGATGATCTATCGTTCGACCAGAAATGGGAATCCCACCTCGATGTGGTGAAGCGCGAGAAGCCAAAATATGCTGTTGCGCCTGATATTGAGGACAAGTCTTCCCTCAATTCTACTCTTGCTAAGGCTGACCGGCTTCGCCGCCACGCAGAAATCGTTATTGTGGTTCCAAAGGGCGTCAAGCCCGACCGTGTACCCTCTCGGTTCCGTGTCGGACTCCCCGCTCAAGACCGCTTTGGTGGTGTACCGTGGCCTGTATGGGAGTACCGTAACTGCCGAAGCGTTCACATCCTCGGTGGTAGCCCGCACCGACAATTCGAGTTATCCCACTACGTCCCCGTTCACTCTGTTGACACCGCCTCTCCGCTGAAAGCGGCTCAATTTGGGAGTGTGTGGCAGGGCGATAAGTGGGGAGAGGACGGCTACAACTACTATGATCGCATCGAGCGGTCGATGGAGAACGTCCTGCTCTCGTGGAACAAGGGCGACCGAGTTGACTCGGCGTTCCTGAACCGGCGACGGCGGGAGGTCGAACACCCACAAACACCCGCGATTCTCGAAAACGAGCGGAAGGCACGACCTCCCTCTCGTGACGAACTCTGTATCGGCTCGGACGAGGAACACCCGTTCCCCGGTCGGGCGTACTTCTACC